AAGCTTGGATCAGCTCTTTGAATTGTTTAGAACTATTAAGCACTTGGCATCCTGCGCTCCACTTATCTATATTAGTAGATTCTGTTAATTCATTAGCGCGATGGATGTTAATTCCAAATAGCCCTGTATCTTCTTTGCCTTGCTCCTCGGCTATGCTATCTTTATCGTTATCTCGGAATACAGTTACCTTTTTTGACTGCACTAAAGCAGTATACTTACCCTTGTGTAAGCCAATAGTATAAGTATCTACGTATTGCCCTGCCTTTAAAACTGCTGTGCCTAAAGAATTGATAGGATTGTTAAGCCAAAATGTACCTGGGTTAGTAGTACCGGTGTACCATTTCACCTCGCCACCTTGCACCAAGCCTATTAGATCATCAAATTTATTAGGCTCATTTGCTTTAGACCGTATTCCTACCACGTGAATAGTAGGCCATTTGTAGCCAAGCTCTGTAAACTGAGCTTTAAGCTCTTCGATTGTTGGTGCTTTCATTCTTTCTTAGTTCTTTATCGCGTTTAGTTAAATAGACTTTAAGCTTTTTCTCATAGTCTTTCCTTGTTTGCTCTTCCTTTGTTATCTTCATTTAGTTAGTAAAGTTTCGGATACTAAATCTATACCATGGATTTGCTGAATCTATAGCAGCTCTGCTAAATGCTACTTGGCTCTGCCTGTTAACTACACGAATAGGTGTAATATCAGGGCTTGTATTATTGCTATATTCGGGATAATCTGTATTATTAGCGCACAAGTAATCTACCAATCTTTGAGTATAGTAATTAGCATTCTCACGTGCCATGTCGCGTAAGCTTGCAAGCTCACTTGAAGAAATAGCTGTAGTGTTTTCAGATTGGCGAGTAACTAAGTTACCGTTATCGTGCTTATACATCAGCATAGGGTAAAGCTCCACCATTGTCCACCATGCAGTAGGCTTTACAATGTATTCATTTAATAAAGTCTCATACACTCCTGCTAACGTGCCGTTCTCTATCTCACTTTTAATCTTATTAGTTAGATTAGTGCCTAACCAAAGTGTGATATACTTATCTTGAGCTAAGTAAATTGCAGGGCGAATTAAGTTAGTATCTACAGCTTCATTCAGCTGAGTATATTTCTTAAGGAATTCCTCGTTAATGAAAAGTATTTCGGGTGCTATTGCCATGTTATTAGTGTTTAATTGTTTGTAGGATATCTGCCTTGGTCGGGCATGTCAAATGGTCGAGTATTAGCTGTAGCAAAGTCTTTAGCTATATCTTTTAAAGGCATGCCTGCTCTGATTGCTTTTGCTACTGAGATAGGATCAGATGATTCTAAGCCATTATCTTTTACAAATCTTCCCTTTTCACGTTTTCTAAAGTATACTCTACGCTCCCAATTATGTTTACAATTGACTGAGCCCTTGTATAACCACACGCTATACGTACTACCATTGTGGCCCATGTTAGGATTAAGACTATTGCTATCTCTTTCCATAGCTTAAATCTTCGTAACGATAAACATATCCAGCTTTAGATGCGCTTACCATTTGGCGGCAGAACTTGCGACTATTTTTACTAAGATTCTTAGAGTAAGCGTAACGTATTTTATAAAGTCCGCTATCCATTTCAGATGGCTTATCAGGATTAGCGTAGCTTCTAACTGATGCAAGATTAACAGGCTCAGCTTCGATAAGCTCCCACTCTTCCTCGTCTACTATCTCGCCCTTATCCTCTAAGAATTCACACCACCAATTCTCATCATCTTCTGTAAAGATTGGCTTCTCTTGTGGATCACTTAAATTAGTCTTTTTTTTTTGAGCAGAGAGTTTAGCTACAGCGCTGCCTTCTGAAGGTGTAAACATTGCAGTAGCTACGTCAATAGGTAACTGTAAGAATTGAACTAAGAATACGATTGCTTGTTCTTTAGTTAATGCTCCACTACCCACAGCTGCTACAATTTCTAAAGCGCTTGCTATCTGAGCACCGTTGTAAGTTACATCACTTACTGATGCTCCTGCTGGTGCTACAGGTGCAGCTGTATTAGGATCAGTAGTTGCATTATCTGCAACAGTTGGTGTAGTTGCTGCTATTGCTGCATCCATTTCATCAGAGAATAAATCATTAGATTCAATGTATACATCAGCAGAAATACCCATAGCTTTAAATACTTCCTCAATTGAATCTGTAACAATCTGTTGATATGGCTCAATGATATTTTTATTAAAGATGCGATAAGCCTGCTTCATCTCATCAGCGTTGCTGCCTAATCCGCCTGCATCTCTAATACCAAAAAGTAGTGGCGAAGTAACGCGATGTGCTGCTAAGATGTTCTCTCTTGACTGAGTGCTTAACTCCATCCATTGCTTATCAGCATCGGACATAGGCACTAAGTCTAAACGCGGAGCTCTATCTGCTGATTCGTTGAAAGTGAATACTACCTTACCTGCCTTCTTAGCGCCCATCATCGTCTCCCAATTCCTTCTAATAGCCATCTGCTCTTCGGGATCAGGAATACCGTTATTCATGTGAAGGAAGTAAGACGGTGCCATACCGTTACTTAAGAAAGCTCGGTAGAATTCGCTTATCTCTCTTGTGATTTCGATGTAATTAATAGCACTATAATAGTCAGGCTTAGGATAGTAAGCGCTGCCTGGTGTCATTATACCCACAAATAGCACTTGAGAAGGCTCATCTGATTTAGTTGTAGGATTGTACATCGGAATAAACGTAGGAATGTTTTTCTTCTTACGTATATCATTCCAATCTTTAGAGTAATAAACACCCGGTATAACATCCTCATCATTTGCTACAGCAAGCCTAACGTTTTCGTAAGGAAGATGGTTAATCTTAGCTACAGTTGTTCTATCTACTGACCAAATAATTTCTAAGTAGTAACCACCTTGCATCTTAGCGTCAAGCGTTATAGGCCTTCTAATTGAATTTAATTTAAGTCTATCTATCTCACGCTGAGCAGCAGGATTATTGCTCTTAAATTCCTTCCCTGCAATCATAAAGGCTATGCTCATAGTTAGTGCTGAGTGCACAGGTGAGCTATAGTACAAATCTATAAGATAGTCGCTGAATAAGTTAGCCTCGCCTAAGGTTACCCATCCTTTAGGAGTTTCTTTCTCTACTGCTTCTTGAGGCATTGCTGCGCCAAGATTAACTAACATGGGTGCTGAGTGTTGTATCTTATCCATTGTAGGCTATATCGTTATCTATTGTTAAGTTAGGCTCGGTAAATCTCGGAGTAGTAATATCTTCTACTATCAAATATCCTTTCTCAATTACTCCTACTACAGCCTCATCTGTTGGATTTAAATTAGTGCTGCTATTCTGCCCATAAACTACGTAACTAAATCGCGCTGGGTAGTTAATTAATAGGCTTGCATCTGTTGGCTCGTTATCATTCGTGCCTATTTGAATGGTAGTATACCTATCATTCTGAGCTATCTGATTAGGAATAGCGTAAAGCTTTTCTAAAGTCTGCTCGTTAGTTAATTCGAGTAGGTAATCTGTATAACTATTAGCAAGCAAAAGCTCCCCTTCCTTTAGTGTAAGGTAGAGGAGCTGTGCTGCTGTATTTTTCAGTAGGTAAATCATGCTTTAAATATAGCACTAATTTACTTATAATGTTCCGCCTGTAACAGTTACATCAGCGAAGTTTTCAAATGGAGTTTCTGTTCCTGAGAATTGGTCAAGTAAGTAAGCCTTATCTTTTTCCTCTCCAGTTAGTGTGATGGTATATCCTGACATGTCTCCCTTGGCAGTTCCACTTTGAGTAGTGAATGCAGTAACTTCTACACCATCTTTATAACCACACATCCAAATGTTATCGTTATTATCTTGTACAAATAATACATTACGACCTTTAGAAATGTTTTGAAGTTGTAGTGAACGTGCAGCGCTCATACCATGGAATGAAGCTACAACAGTTTGTGTATAGTAAACAGTACCATTTTCGATAGAGATTGCAGCCTCTTCTGTGAATGATCCTGTATGCTTAGGTAGTTCAAATTCGAATACAGTACCTTCAGCAAGTGCAGTAACTACGTTAGTAGTTTCGTCAATAGTGGCGGTATTAGAGAAATCAGCATAAGCACCAAGGTAAATCGCTTTGATTCCTCCTATTGCTTCCTTACAATTTACTAAAAAGCCAGCGGTTGTTAGACAGCTCATTGTTTTTTTATATTAAATTATTAAAATATACTTTGCAAAGAATGGGCAGCTATTAGCTAACCCACTCTTTTAACAAAGGAGTATTATTTAGTTATCGAATCCGATAACGATGTCTCCAAGTACAGCGTACTGAACACCAGCGCGGAAGCGCATAGCCATTCTTAAATTGTCTGATGCGTCGGTAAAACTCATGTCTACGACCTTGACTTCATTAAAATCCGAATTTAGATCTGTACCAAATACTAAGTTCTCAGGTGTAGCTAAGATAACTACTGAATCAGAGATACCTGGGCAAACATAAACATCATATCCGTTGAAGGTCAATGGGAACTGAGCAGTGCCTTGGAAAGTTTGCAAGTAACCCGCAGTAGCCAAAGCTTGACGGTAAAGTTGAGCAGTCTTACGGTTAACGTAGATTTTCAAATCAGGTGAACCTACCAATGTAGCAGGCAAAGCATCTGTACATAACTGAAGCTTAGCGATTACGTTAGTAGCATCCAAAGAAGCTGCGAAATCTACATCAGGAGTACCACCTTTACCGGCATCGATTAAGTATTGCAATCCGTTGAATCCTGTGAATCCTGAAGATGGCCAGTTACCTTTCCAAATGTTGCACTCAATCTCTTGTGCTACTTTAGCAGCCAAGTGAGAAATTAAGAAATCAGAGAAGTTAGCAGGAACAACATCATTGATGAAACCTCTTCCTGTTTGAGAAGCTTCCCAATCTTTTGTAAATTCTGCTTTACAAAGTTGGATATTAACCATAAGGTCAGTTACAGTAAGTACACGCTCAGTAAGAGTAAGTGCAGCATCTGAGTTATCAAAGTCGCAAGTAGCAGCTTGTACCAATCCTGATGAAGCCAAGATTTTAAGTACTGCTTTGTACTTTACGTTTTCTTTAACTGTGATGTAGTTGTTTGCAAGAGTGTCTCCCGAAAGGACAGCAGCTGCAATGTACGGTAGCGCTAATTCGCCAGCGTAAGATGAGGTGATGGTCAAGTTATCAGCCATTTTGTTTTTGTTTTATTATTTGTTTTTGTATTTAGCTACGATTGCACGAGTTCTATCTTCGATGTTACTCATGGCGGTGATGTTTAAAGGTGCTACCGGTGCTGCTTGGCGAGATTGCTTAACAGTTGTAGCAGCAGGTGCTTTAGAAAGCTCAGTAATCTTGCTTTCAGCAGCGCTTAACTTAGCTTCGAATTCAGTAATGATGTTGTTTAACAACCCCTCTACTTGCTCTTTAGAGTAAGTCTCAGCTACTTCTTGCTCAACAGTTACCTCTACCTCAGTAGAAGGCTCTTCAGCATCAGCAATAGACGCGATTAAGCCACTTGCTACAACGATTTTCTTACCGTTGTCTAAAGTGTATTCGCCATCTGCTAAAGGTGAAGGATTGCCGTCTGCATCCATTACGAATATCTCTACTCCCTCAGCCCATTCAGCTGCAGGTGAATAGATCATAGTACCATCCATTAAAGCACCCTCAGCCATCATCTTAACCTCAAAGGTTTCAACGGCAGGAGTCTCTTCAACAGATAGCTTTACCCCATGCTTTGAAAGCGCTGGAGCAAACTTTTCTAAAATTTCAGAAATCATGTTCATAGTTTATATTTATTAGTGGAAAAAATTACAAATTCATTTCAAGCGCTTTAGCCAATTCAGCTAATAGCTTCTCTAAGTCTTTCTCTTGTACGTTAGTCTCGGCCATTGGAGTAAACCATCCCTCTATAGAGAATCCTTTTACCTCGCCATTCTTTACAGCTTCCCAAGTCTTATCATCATCTACCTTTACTCCTATCATCCAAGTACCATCAGGCAATTCAAAGCCGTAGTTATCTCCCTTATCATTACCCATCTTAATCCATGATTCTACTACTGTGAGATTATTCACAGGCATTTCATGCTGGATAGTATGGTTATGGTGCATGTTACGCTTTAGAAATTCTTGTGCTGTCTGCTCAATAGTCTCTTTAGAGTAAGTGATAAAATACTTCTCACCATTACCATCGTAACGTACTATAGGCTGATTAGGAATTAAAGCAGGGCCATACAGCATGCGCTTCTCTCCATCCTCTACGCGAGCTAACATTAAATTCTGTTTGCTAAGTGCTACAAAGTCTACCATTATAGCAGGCTCAGATACTAAGCTAACAGCATAAACGCCCATGTTATCTTCCTCCTCACCGAGGCCGTATTCAATTAATTTTACTTCGTTATTCATTATCGTATGTTTCAGATATTTCAAAAAGTATAGCGTTTATCACTTCGTCTATTATCAGCTCAGTATCTTGCAGCTCTGCCTTATCAATTTCAGATAAAGCGTTTCTTACTCCTCTTGTGATGCACTTTTTTAATAGTGGAAAATTCGCCATATTCGTTACAAATAAGATTGATCTATTATCTTTTGTCTTGCCTCTAATGCGTTGGCTACGTTGCCTGCAAGTACATAAGTCTCAACACTACCTGGTGCATTAGTCTGCATATTAGCTCCGCTAAAATCTATAGCAGGTGCATTGCCTCCGCCTGTTGGAGCATTAAGATTAGCACCTGATGAAGGACTACCTCCACCACCATTAAACTGCGTTTGGTTAATCTTCACAATATTAGCCGCACCTGCTGCTGCTACTGCTGCTGCTTTAAGAAAGTTCATACCTGTTAGTTGGTCTTTTGGAACAGCTAACTGCTGAACTATACCTGCTGCCATAGATATAGTAGCTTGTGCTTTTTGTAGCATCTTGTTACGTTCAAAAGCTTTTCGCTGGCTTGCTTCATCTCCCTTAGCAGCTGCTTGGTTTAAATCCATTAAAGCACCTACTGCAAGCTCTGCCATTTCAAAGGCTTTAGCTATATTAGCCATGCGTAAATCTTGCTTCTTTTTATTTTTTTCTTCCTCTATTTTTATCTCCTCATCAGCGTATTTCTTATTAATATCTGTGATTTGTTTAGCTAAATTTTCAGCTATTAAAGCCTCAGCTGCTGCATCTCCACCGGCTAAAGCGTAAAGCGCTTCACTTGCCTCTACTGCTGTAGTAATTTCCTTTTCTTTTGCAGATTCCTGAATCGCATTAAGAGCTTTAAACTTATCATCTTCAGCTTTTATCTCTGCATCTCTTCTTTCTTGATAAGCTTTTCTTCTTTCAGCATCTGTTTTTTCCTCTTCAGCTATTCTTTCCTCATCCCATTTAGCTAAAAGATCTGTTATTTCTTGCTGTGCTTTCTCATACTCATCTACCTCTTTTTGCAGCTTTGCTTTTTTATCATCTGAAGCTTTCTTATCCATTGCCTTAATAGATAATTGCAGCCCAGCATAATCGTTTTCCATTGTAGTAATGGCATCTTTATTCTCTTGAATCGTTTTATTTAATTCCGTTTCAAGCTCTTCAGGATCTATCAAAAGGCCTGCTGCTAAATCAGTAAAGCCTTCTGCAAGTTTGCTATCTACACCAACCAATTTAGCTATCTCATCTACTGCCGTTAGAAGTAATTGTAGTGGAGCAGTTAAAAAGCGAATAATACCCTCAAGTATTTCTCTATTTCTTTTAGCTGTTTCTACTTGCGTAATGGCTTGCTTTTCTGTTATTTGTAACTGCGCTTTTCTATCAGCTATTGCCGTTTCTAATGCCTTTAGTTTTATGTTTAAAATCTCTCTTTCGCTCTTGCCTTGCAGCTTTAATATGTTAGTTTGTTTATCTATACTCTCATAAGCTTTTTGTGAAGCATCAGCTTTTGCTTTTGATATAGTAAGGCTTTCTCTTTCTTGCTCATTTATTCCACTTAATCCCATCTCAATAGAAGGAAATAACTTTACTAAATCTTCAAAGTTTGCAATAATTAAAGCTACTGCACCTGCAAGCAATAGTATTGGATTAGATATAATAGCTTTTGCTAAAGATGCAAAGCCACTAACTAAACCGCCTACCTCATTTTTTAGCGTCTTAAAATCAATTTTGGATACGTTACTACCCATGTTTTTTAACGCTTGCCCTGCACCTGCTAAATCTAAATCCATTAAGCGTGAACCAAACAATCCTACGTTATTGGAAAGACCTTCAAAAGCATTACCTGCGTTAGCACTAATCTCTGCGGAAAGGTCGCTTATGCTATCCTTTAACTGAGCAGCACGAACTGAAGCTTTTTTAAACTCTTCGCTTGACTGATCCATCTCTAACATCTGATTCTGAAGTGCGCGTAATTCTGCTTTCGCACTTGTAAATCCTTTAGATGTTTCAGCAGTAGACTTATCTACTTTTTTTAACTCCTGATTAATTTGCTCTAATCCTACAAATGTACCCTCATCGTTGAAGAGGAGCTTCAATATCATTTCTTGTGCTGCCATTATAGTGCGCTATAAATTGTTAATGTAATTAGTCCAAGTAGTCCTATTAGTATAGTGTAATTAATAGCTCTTATTTGCCATACCTTAAGCCTTGCGTTATGGCTTCCTACTGCATGCTGAAAAGTCTTGCTCTTACCTTGCGCTCCAGCGCGAAGTAGATTCATGCTAATAAGTATATCTTCTTGTGGGTTTTTCATATTATAGGGATGCGTTGAAATTTAGACTGTGTATATTGAAGAGTTGCGCTGATTACTGCTGTAGCTCCTGTAGTGCTGCACTTTACGTAAGGTGCTATTTGATTACCCACGACAGGCATGTATAAATTAAACAAACCGCTACCCCATCCATTGTTAAACTGATTAACTAAGGTTGGAGTAGAGCTATATTGAGTAACCTTATCGCGCCATACCATAGCGCTATACTCAAGACTTGCTACCTTTCCTGTAAAGTCTCCGCTGCCGTAGTTGTATTCCATTATAGAGATGTACATCTTAGCCATCCAAACCGTTTCAGTAGGCATTGGTATAGTACCACCATCTATTCCATCTAATAATAAATCTACATCATTTATAGCATCGGTTAATTCACCTAAACCCATGAGCTGAATAAATCCATGTTGGCTTCTACCTGGTATCGTTGCGCCAAAATCGCTCTCTCCATCGTACCAAGTACCACCGCCAAAGTGCACCCCTCTCACGTCAGCTTGCGCCCATCTGCCCATTACGGTAGTACCTTCTAAGTTAGCCTTAATAAAGTTGCGATATCCTAACGCTTGAGAGTAGTTGTTGTTAGGTGCAATACCATGGCCTAAGCCACTAACTAAGATGCGCTCGTTATTGTTTTCAATTGAAGCTCTATTTACGTTACCCATTCCGGTCGCGCTCTTTTGGTTACCACTTGTGTTAGTGATATTGCTACCGCCTACGTTGTTTGGTGAGCTTATAGTACCTGGCTTACCGTTAGTTGGTGTAGTAGCATAACAGCGCCCTTTATCTGTGTTCCATGTGTAGCCGTAATACTCGCAGCATGCTTCTGATCCGTAGCTTGTATCTCCATCGTAATCTAAAAAATCTACTGCACCTGAGCTTGTGTTAATCTTGAATGGGGTGTATTGGCATAGCGCTCCGATATCTAACAAGCGCATAAGCTTGCACTTTGTTACTTGCTCATCTGCTACAATGTAATCTGTTAGCTCTATTACTCTCCACCAAGAATCTTTTACCCATATCTTATCGTTAAACTGAAGGCCGAATACATCAGTTACAGATAGCTGAAAGTAAGCTTCCATTATCTTCTGTTCGTCATCGTAAAGCTCTGCGATATACTCTCTCCAAAACCTATCCCACAATGTGCGTAATGGCATAGTTTCGATTGGATGCGGAGGAACTTCCTGCCCAAAATTTAAATCTAAAGTATCTACATCAGTAGGTACAGTTCTATAGTGGCTTAATAAAGGTATCCCGGTATAACTTGCTGTTGAAGTATCCTCATTATAAACCATGATTTCAGCTCCCTCAGTTCTTTTGTAAAGAATGCGAGGCCCAGGTTGCATGAATACCCCATTACCATTAAAGTATTTAGGGATAATGATGTAGCTATTAGGTATTAAATCGCAGGGCGAAGCTCCGAAGTTTAACTCTACTGTGTAATCGCTTGTACTAAAATCGTTGCTTGGATCAGTTAAGCGCAGCTCTCCATAAACTCTTTGCGCTCCTGTCTTATACTTAGCGTTAAAGAAATCTCCCTGCTCTTTGTAGCTCCACTTAAGCACTCTCTTTCTTACATCGGATGCAGGTGTAAGTGTGATATCTTTAGAAGCATCAAGCTTACCTGTCCAATCGTAATCAGTTCCGCTACCTAAATACTCTACCATTGGTATAATCTCAACAGCATTAGGGATGTTTGGATTAGGAACAAGTACAGCGTTAAACATCTTGAGAATATCACGTAGATAATCTATCTGCTTCATCTCGGGAGCATTTCTTTTGAAGCTAACAGGATGAGCAAGTAACTCACCGCTCACGTAAAAAATACCTATATCACTTCCTGAATTAATAGTAACTGCTTGCGAGCTTCCTGCATGAGCGTAAATATAAACTCTAATTTCATCCCCTACTTGCAGCAATAAATTCACATTAGCATTTACGCTGAATGGGTTATTTTGGCTAACGATATAAACATCACCTGCCTGATCGTAATCGTATTCAGTAGGCCCTACGTTTTGAGCAAATGGAATAGGCACTATTGTTTCTATGCCGTCTCTTGTTAATCCTAAAACTATATCGTAAGTGTGAACAGTAGAGCTATTATATCCTGTAGTGTCTACGTCTATTTCTAAATTAACACCAAAATCACAGTAGTAATTAACTTGAGAAGTATAAACACTTGAAGCAAAGCTATTAGATGGATCTAATGTTTCTATCCATCCTGTAAGCTGCTTATAATACAAGCCACTATTACCTTGTGTATTTATACTTACCGCTTGGTTAGATGTATAGTGAGCACTAAACTTAGCCTCATCTGCGCTAACCGTTCCTATTGTGAGAGGATTAGTAATGTAAGGAATAAACATATTACCTAATTCACCATCTACTGTATCTCCACTCCACCCAAACCCAGCTTCAGAAATAATCTTATCCATGAGCCATTTAGCATTAACAGCTAACGTAAGCTCTGAAGTATAAACGGGATTAACTGAGCTGAATACTCTTCGGCTTGTAACCGTTGTATCCTCACTCCAATTCTGCCCACGATCGGTTAAAGTGTAGCAGATGTTATTATCAAATAAGCTACCATCATTAATAGCTACTACATTATCATAAGTATTCTCATGGTCAAATTCAGAGTAATCTAACTCGCTTATCAGCTTATCTCCAATGCTCTTAGCTAAGTCTACTGTCTCTCCAAAGAAGGCTATAACGAATTCATGTATCTGCCCTTGGTGAGTAACTGACTGCTTAAATTGTACGTGCCCTTCAGCGATTGGTAAAGTGTTTACAGATAGCGTTGCATCTATCTTACGTAATACGTTAATCTGAGTAGTATCATTGTTGAGTAAGCTTGGGCTGTATTGCTGCCCGAAGAAATCTACGTTATTCTTAGTAGCAGGTATTCTGAATTCCCTTGTAAATGCTCCCCTGGTAGTAAACTCAGAAACGCTGTTAAAGTTAGATGAGTAACTAATGCTCTCATTTTCGTATAAGTCTACTACAATAGCAGCGCCATTGCTTGCCTTTACGGTTAATATTACTTCAGGTCTCATGCTGTATAATCGTTACTGAATTTTAACATTAATTCTAAATCGTTTTTCACGTAGCTGCGCGACTTAATAGCAGTATAGTTATTGCTATCTATTACTACCGGTGTAGCTGAGCCATCGGGGTTAATGATGTAAACAGATTCTGAGTAGATCAGATTCTTAAGGTATTCGAATTGCCCTTCGGTTAAGAAGTCTGTTCTAATACGTAGCATCTTTTCTACAAATGGGCTGCGCTCTGTTAGACCTCTGTCGTATGTGTTGAATCCAAACGCTTCAGTTTCATCAGCTGTGCCATAGTTGCCTACTATCTTTCTGTAGCGCTTGCGTTCTACTGAGTAATTTTCCTCAGAGCGTTTAGTAAAATTGAAATAGTCCCATCCACCTCTGCTATTTGTCCATCCTAATCTTACCTTATCGAATCTGCATTCCTCTGCTGCTTTGAATACAGCTATTGAGCGAGCAGCTGGTGAGCCTCCTGACTTTCTAAAGTTAATTAGGTAGTGATTCCATGTAGCAGCTAATCCGAATATATCGCTAATATTACCCGGTAAGAGAGGAAGATGGTTAATTGATGACTGAGCTATAACACAAGATAATACATCTGTTTGTACAGGTGTTCCTGCTGCATTAAATTGCAGTATTTGTACATCGTATATTGAATTACCTGTTAAATTTGAGCCATCATCAGCAGGTACAGTAAGCACTCCATAATCATCTGCAAAAGCTGTTATACCTATCGCATCTGCTCCTAATGAGTATTGGTTTATTAAATCATTTAAGGCATAAGTGCTTTCGACTAAATCGCTCATGATATAGCTTTTGCTGTATGTTAAAGCGAAGTAATCCGATGGATCAGGATTAAAGCCATTGCTAATCTGAAATGCTGCATTAATTAGTGAGCTTCCATCTAATGGATAAGCTGAAGCTGCGAGTACCTCAAATAAGCCAAGTACCTCATAGCCTTCGAAAATAGTAGCAGCTACGCTCATAATGTTTCGTGCTGTAGTGTCATCTTGCACCGTTGTAGATGCGAATAAGGAAGGCACAGCATCTGAGCTATTTACTCCTAAATCCATCTTAGCGTAGATAGCAGGGTAAAGGTCAAAAACTAAAGCTCCGTTAATGTTAGGCTGCACGTAAAAAGTATTTAGTGCGCCACCGTTAACGCTCACCTGTACCACGTAGCGAAATCCAGGCTGCCCTATGTTGGATGAAGTTGCCACTACCATAAGCTTCTGCTTAAGTGCTGTAAATGGATAGGGCTGCTGATGTATTGTAATTGCCATGTTATGCAGGTTTAATATTAGTTAATTTTCGTGTCTGATTTAAAATATAAATGTTAACAGCTTCACCCATTGCAGCATTAAGCTGTAGCACGTATTCGGGTAGTGTTTCTAAGTAAGCATCGCGCCAATAGTATAATGGAGCAATACCTTTCTTCTCTATGCTTTTAGCCATTGCATTAGCTACTGCTAAACGCTTCTGCTCATCTTTGTTTACTGAGCTCTTAGCGAACTTAGTCATCTTGCCTGTTTCGCCCATTGCGCGTAGCTTAATCCTCTTTAGATTCATCCAAGTGAGTATAGCTTCTACCGGAGGCTTAGCTGCTCCTGCTGCAAATCTGCTATCTATACCTGGGTAGTTACTCTCCTTACCTTGCCTTCCATACTCTACCCACTTACCATAGTCAGCAGATGAATTGAATGCTATAGATGGGGTAGTGCCTGTAACATCTAAGTCATAATAGAGCGAAGCTGCAAGCGTTCCTGTAGTGTTAGCCTTGCGCTTCTTACCGTATCTCGTTTGCTGGATGCGAATGTTGGAGCGTGCGCGATCAGTAACGGTCTCACCGAAATCTAAAAGCACATCGTATAGCGCTCCCTGTTCGAAAAGCTCAGCTAAGATGCTCATGCCTCTTCAGGTACTTCCTCTGTTACTACTTCGTACTTTCCCCACTCAATAGCTTCTTGTTCGTTGAGCGTTTCGATGTAACCGTTATCGGTAATCATTCGATATTTAGTGATTATCATGTGCGAGGTGTTGTTAATCTATTTTCATATCCTAAGTAATCGCAGAACACACTTCTATTTGTTGTTCCTATAGATTTTAAAATACTTTGCTTTACGTCAAATCCACGAGTGTTAGAAGGACTTATCCAAGTAGGAATATTTGTTGTATGCGTTGCAGCTAAAGTTCCATTTATAAAGAATGAAACAGATGTTCCTGCTGCATTTACTTCTATTCGTAATCGTGTCCAAGCACCAGCAGTTACAGAAGTTGTTGTTGTTGTTAAAGTACGAACGGAAGCAACTGATGTAACACATTGCCAATTAGGAGAAGCAATAGTTCCATTTTGAATACCGCCTTCATCGTATGTAAAAAATACTCCATTACCTTCGGATGTATTTGTAGCTTGGTCACCAAAACCACTAACAAATCTAAATCTGTTTGCAGCATCTGATAAAGTTTCTACACAAACAAATGTTTCAAACACCCAAGAACCACCGCCAAAGAAAAATTGCCGACCAAAAAAACCTTCACTTATATGAGTAAAATAACCAGTTGCAGTTGTTCCTGTTTGATATTGAGCAATTCCTATTTGATTATTAGTTGCATTCGGAACAGATATAACAAGTCTATTTACAGAACCACCAACACTAAAACTCGCAAAATAAGGAGTAACTGAAGCAGTACCTTCAAAGTCGGTAAAATACTGAATGCCTCTTTTATATTTATCTATTATTGATAAGTTGTTTACCGCGTCAACAGTTGGGAATTTAACTCCTGTGCCGTCTAATGCTAACGAGTTCTGAAGATTTCCTGCTGTAAAATTCCCACTCACCCTCGCCGTTCCATTCACATCTAACTTAAACCCTGCGTCTGTTGTTGTGCCGATGAGGACATTACCCCTTAATGCAGTAAGTGTAATACTGCTATTACCCAAAACAACGCTATTTGAACCCAAACCAATAGCATTGTAACCTATTACTATTTGATTTGTTTGAGAATCTGCAAGAGCTTTTGTATCAGCTCCTATAAAGATTGATTGGTTTGCAATAGTTAAAGAGGTTGAGCCATCGGCTATGTATCTTGCCGCTTGCCTTCCTAAAGCAATATTTAACGTTCCTGTACTTAAATTTAAAAAAGATGAATATCCCATAGCAGTATTATTACTTTGTGTGCTATTACGCAAACAATATGAACCAACTGCTGTATTATTTGAACCTGTTATATTAGCCGCTAAAGCAAAATAACTTATTGCTGTATTTCCACTACCACTTGTATTTAAGTTTAATGCAGATGCGCCAAGAGCTGTGTTATCTGCTACATTACCGCCACCAAGACCTATTCTTATTGTATTAATTCTCGCGTCTGCGCCAACAACATCTATAATAAAACTTGGTGTAGCCGTACCAATCCCCAACCTACTATTCGTATTGTCCCAAAATAGATTCGCAGATTCTTGCAACACATTGCCCGTTCCTTCGAACAACACACGTCCAACCGTTCCGCTTGTTATTGGTGTAGTGCCTACCGTTAAACCTGTAGCTATTGTGAATGTTCTGTTTGCTGATAAATCTTGCGTTGTGCCATTAATTGTAAGCGTTCGCGTTTCGGGGACTTTTGCATTCCACGTTGCCGCAGATGCAATGTAAGCGTCAGCCAAGTCAGTAGTCAAATGTAGCTCTGACAACTGCGTCACTCCACCTGTTACGCTCATTGCGTTACCGCTGCCGCTTGTCTTGTTAACCGTCAACGCTTCACCTGCGCCACCTTTCGTAATTGAAGCAGCAACACCGCTACCACTTGAATGATTGATGACTAAATCTTTCGCGCTTAAGGTGTGCGTTCCTAAATCAACGTTTTGCGTCGCTCCTGTGTAAGGAACGAAGCCGCTTGTATCTGGAAGGTCTTGCGCTGTGATGAATGGATTAACACCGTCCTCTCCGTCGTTGGTAAGGTCACTCGTTGCTGTTGGTATGGTAGGCTTGTTTAATATCTCAGCTACTCCGCTTGTCGCGTTCCAGTCTGAATTGACTTGCGCTGCGGGTATGGTTGGTTTATTGTCTAAGTCGTTGTAGTCATTCGAGAAACCCACCGCGCTAATGTCGGCGGTGTTCGCCTTCAAAAGTATTTCGGTTTGTAGATCGTCAATGGCTGCTTCGATGTCAATAATCGTTTGACAAGAACCAATTGTCGCGCACGTCAACCCTACGTTGTCCGTTGTCAAGTACCAACCACGTACCCCTTCGTCGTTCGTTCCGTAATAGTAGTTCGGCGAAGGTTCTGCTTCGTCGTTTACAAGACTAACGTTTCCGTATTCGTCGCGTGTAATTGAATCGACAAACGTCAAGATTGAACCCGTGCCACCGCTTCCACTCTCAAACATATCGTTCCACTCAGCCGGTATGCTGCAAGCGTCCCAGTAATAAGGAACAAGCAAGTCAAGACTAACCGTCCAACCGGTCAGCGTGTTGTGAAATTCTTCTAAGAATGGTTCAAGACTTACGTTTTGAACTGTGATTAAGTCACCAAACAAAACGCGGTGGTTTGTAATCTCAGCAACTAAATCTTCTGCGATTCGTTGAAGGTCGGAAAGAACCTCACGTTGAAACTCAACCTTATCGTCTTTGTCGCGTGGAAGGTCTGCAAGGACAATCTGAAAACTGAAAGTCTTCATTCCTTTTGCGTACGTCACGTTGGACGGTACGACGTGCATAAACGGGTACTCGGTAAACTTTTCCAAGTCAGCCGTGTCTATTTGCCCGTGTGAAAAGGTCTTTAATATAAAGTGTCCAGAAGCAAATGCTTTGAACCTATCTATAAGCGCGTTGTAGCTTTGTACGTTCGACATAATTGTAGTCTATTAGGTAAGTCATATAAGTA